TTGTTTAGATGTTGCAACATCTCCAGCTGCAAACATTCTTCGTTGTAATACATTCACTTTAAGGTCCTACTCCAAACTGATTATAGTAATTAGAATTTGTACCTGGAGGCGCATATCCTTGACCTACACCTGGAGCTCCGTAACTAGCTTGATATGGATTTTGTTGCTGGTACGGATTTGATTGCTGGTACGGATTTGATTCGATAGGAGGATTAAGAGCGTTACCTAATCCTTTTTGAAGCCCAGATAATTGTTCTTGAAAATATGCTCTATCGGAATCTGTAGTATTATTTTGTTGCTGCTGTTGCGGTCTAAAAGTATTGTAAACCCCTAAACCAGCTGCAAGTGCTGCATTTCTTGGATCAACAGGTAAGCCATATGTTTTATCAACTTGGGTTTGTCCTGATTGATATGCAGGTGCAAATCCTTGTATGTAAGATGCAGCTTGAGTTGGAGCCATTCTTGTAGCTTGTTGCTGAGCGTATTGTCTATCTAGTCTTTCTTGCTCAATTCCTCTTTGAGTAGATCCCAGACCTTCTAACATACCAATATCTGCGCCTCTTAGTCGTTGTTGCGTTGCGCCTAGATCTCCTAGTTGAGAGCCATATCCTGCTAAGTTAGCTCCTATTCCAGCAATCCCAGTCCCTACGCCAGAGATATCTCCAGCCAACTGTCTTGCCGCGGCAGATCTGCCTTGACCTAAACCAAGCAAGTCTTGAGCATATTGTCTTTGAGCGTCAGATCCCTGCGCCCCAAACCCAGCCTCTAACTGAGATCCTCTCTGAGCTGCTGATCTTTGATTTTGTAATTCTTGTAACGCCCTTTCTTGAGCAGTATTAAATCCGCCAGATCTAATTTTACTTAATACGTCGCCTAGACCTCGGCCTAAAGATTCTTGTCTTTCTTGCGCTGTTAATCTAGCTCTTGAGCCAAATGCTGATTCGCCACCTCGAGAAATGTCGGATGCCCTTTGTTGGATATCCTGCATTTCTCCAGCTTTTAAAACGTCTTGAATTGTTTGGTCAACCACTTGTTGTTCAAATGGATTGTAGAATTGGCCTGCCATTCTTGGATCGTAACCACGTAAAGATTGACCAAGAAGCTGTCTAGCTGATGGCCCGCCAAAACCTAAACTGCCAAAAAGACCGCCAAGTCCTGAACCTAGTTGTTGTTCGGCTTGCCCAAAGTAAGGTTGTTGCATGCCGTAAGCAGATCTATAGCCACCTAAAGATTCACCTAATAAGCCTCTTTGTGTACCTAAGTCAGATATGCCTTGTTGGATTAAACTTTGCTGCCTATCTAAAAATGGTTGATAAGAGCCAATACCTTGTTGAGCTAACTGTCTTGCTTGTTGTTCTTGCGCTGATAATCCCGCTGTTTCTTGTAAGATAGCAGGTTGATCTAGATAAGCTTTTTGAGCAGCTCTTGTCGCTTGATTAATTAAACCTGGAGTATCAGTTGAGCCAAAATATAATTCTCTTACCGCAGGATCAGAAATAACCTCTCTTCTGTCTAAAGCCTGTAAAACAGGATTCATTGGTTCAGCCATTATATTGCCTCAAAAATATTCATTAACTCACGCATGTTTTTTACACCTTCTTCGCGTGAAGCGCTACCACCTTTAATAAGCTCGATACCAGATTTAGTTTTATTAACGTCAAATGCGCCTGCGCCACGTGTAGCTTTAGCAGTCATTACAAACTCACCATCACTTAACATCGCTGGTATATCATCTGAAGTACCAGTACCTGGTCCTTCTGATTCTCCGCCGTCTCGCATATCAAGCTCGCCAATCATTGTTGCTAAACCACCTTGATTAAAATATTGTCTAGCCTCACCGCCGTTAGCAAAGTCTAAAGCTACAGGTGCAGGAGCCAAATCAAAGTCTGCTCTACTACCGCCTGTTCCTAAGTTTTGAGCCATTTGGTATCTGCCTAATTGATCCATCGTTACTTTAGGAGTTTCTGCTATACCACCCATTCTTTCTTTAGATGCGTCGTAAGCAATTTTACCAGCCAAACCTGCTAGACCCATAAGCCCGAGGTTGCCGCCAAACATACCGCCGCCCCCGCCTTGACCTGGAGAGCCGCCTAAAAATCCTCCACCTGCTCTTACAGGATCTGAAGGTCTGCCTTTAATCATATCTTCGATCATACCTAATTGACTTTGACCTTTTTGTCCTGGTCTAACAAAATCTCTTACTGTATCTAAAAATCCACCTCTATTGCTTAAATCAGCTAAAGGTGTATTAATTATATTTCCAGACCTATCCATCACGCCCATATCAACCAATTGTTGATAGTCGTAAGTGTTTCCAGCAGCATCTACATACATGCCGTCTGCACCCATTTCTAATCCCTCTGGAGCTTGAGGTCCGCCAAACAAACTGCCAATACCTTTTCTTACGTTACCGAAAAAATCTCCTACTTTACCGAATCTGCCTATACCGTCAGCGCCACCACCTGTAAAAAAACTTCCGCCTTTTGAAGTAGCTGTACCTGGAGTTCCTCCAAAGAGCTTGCTACCTCCGTAACTTAAAGCGCCACCTAACAAAGCTTCTTTTGTTGATAAGCCTGAAGCTTTTCCAATTCCTGCTGTAAGGGCTGCTTTAGCTAAAGGGCCAACAGGAAGAAAGTTTACCGCTATAGGAGCAACTTTTTTAGTTACTTTTTTTAGAGATTTAAAAGTTTTTTTAAACCAACCAAACTCAGGCTGTCCTGTAATTGGGTTGATACTCATATACGGCCCTACAATATACTCATCTGGATCTAATCCAGCCGCCATCATTTCTCTACTTAATCTTGCTTGCGTATCAGCACTTATTACTGGAGGAACAACTCTTTCGCCTGGAGCAACGTGTGCTACAAAGCGATCTTCATCCCTGCCTAAACTTGCTATACCTGTTCCTGAATTATCAATAATCATATTTAAATTTTACTCTCTTCTTCATCACATGTTAACCAAAAAACTAATAAATAGCGATTGCCACTTTTTACTGGTAAGCCTCGGTGCATATGCGTAAAGCTTGGAAATATTAAAGCATTTCCTGTTGGGATGGGATCAACAATGCCTCGGTTTAAAAATTCTGTTCCACCACCTTCATATTCACCTGTATTTAAAGGAACAACAATACTTATATCTGCGCTAGCGTCGTGATGCCAAGCACCTTGTTTTTTATCTTTTAAATTATAGTTTGCTATTTGGATGCCTCCGCCTGTTACGTGACGATTCCAAATGCTTAATAAAATAGGATTAACAACTGAAAAAACTATTTCTAATAAAGAATTGTATATATCAGGACAGCGTTCTTGCAATACTATTTCTGGTATTTGTCTTAATTTATCTTCGCCAGGATTGGGTTCAAAGCCGTAAAAAGACTCTAAACTTTTCATTTCATCTACTAATAAATCGCAGAATGTTTTAGAAAATAAAGGAATGGTATAAACATCTTTAAGCGTTTCTTTGATAATTTCTTGTATTGGTACTGGCGCTAAGTCTTGAGTACCCTCTGATTTGTAAAAATTTAATAAGCTTGGAAGAGAAACTTTGGTTTTGTCTAGAGTTCTTGGCTCAATAAACCAATCATTAGGATAGGCTAAAAGAAGATTTTTTAGTTGATAATCTTGTTCTAATTGTTCTGCAAGCATACCTTGTTCCATATGTTATATTATCATTTTACAAGGTTATTGTAATATTTCCGTTTGTTTTTACCGAAATACTACCCAGTAAACCTTGGGCTTCGTATCCTTGAGGATTGGGTTCATCCATTAAATCAATAAACTCAGTCCCGTTAAATACTTGCAACACTTGGGTTGTTGTATTAAAGATTAGCGTGCCAAGATTAAAATTTAACTTATCACGTTGAGTAGTTGATAATTGCAAAGTATTATCAGGGTCTACTGCTCCTAAGTTTATCTCTAAAATTCTTATAAGTCTATTAAAAGTAGAAGAAGTAACGCCCTCTCCTTGCGCTTGCGGGAGCTGAGTTGGAAGTAGCTTGCTCATCTCCTTCCGTCAGTTCTGATATCTATTCTTGTTGCGCCGAGTCTCCAGCCAATTCCTAAATTACCGTTGTTTGCGGCGTCATCATCTGATTCAAACCTCAAGACCATCTGCCTTGCTCGGCCTCTAACGTAAGCTTGTTGAGTATTGGCTTGTATAGCGCTAGTAGAGTTGGTTGTTAAAGAATCTCCAGGAAAATTTCTTGTTTTTACAACAATATTGACTGAGCCATTTTCGTTATCATTTTGGATAAATTTAAAGTCGGGTATGATTCTTCTAATAAAAGTAAACTGTTCGCCATCACCTATATCAAAGTCAGAGCTTTCAATAAACACATTTGTCATCGGCGAGCCATCATCGTCAAAGCCTAGTTCTTGTTGATATAGATAACCGCTACTTACAGCTCTAGGATAGTTTTCTATACCAGCATCTAGCCAAGCTGTTCTGCTCAATTGACCATACACCCAAGTTTGTTCTGCATAATTATAAATCACGTATCTGTCTATCTCGTTGCTTGAAGCAGAACAATAGAACCAACCAACTTCATTTTTATCAGCAATTGTAAAAGCATTAATTTTAAAAGATTGCGTAAGGTTAATATCGTTGAATACGTAATTATGAACGCTGCAAGGCAAAGTTTGCACGCTACCGTTATAAGCGTAAAAGTTGTTGTATCCCATCCAGTAAACAGCAGAAGTAGCTGTTGTTGCGGCTTTTGGGCCTAATAATCCAGTACCCTCGTTAATTAAATTAACTGAAAATGTAAAAGGCGGTCCAACAAACTGCATGCTGTATAAAGCAGTATCAGTCCAAACCAATACCTCTTGTCTAGATTTAACAGCTCCAATAATAGAAGAGCCAGAAGATAATCTTAAAGATCCAGCAGTATTGGTAATTGTTGGCTCAAAGTCTAAGTTGTTTTCTTGATCGCTAAAAGCAATTAACATAGGATCAACGGTACCTGTTCTAGCCGAGCCTGCATCATTAATTGGATCTGCGCCTAAAACAATTAAATGTCTGTCAATTTCTGAAGTAATAACTTGTAAGCCAACTGTAGGCACTAAATTAGCACCAGATATTCCAGACATGTCAACGGCTCTTGTTGTAACGCCATTGTTTTCAGTCCATTGATAAATGCCGCCACCCCTAACATTCATAATTAAGTTTTCGCCAAAGTTGTCATGAGTCCAAAGTCTTAACTGATTGGTAACAGATAAAGCAGTAACAGAACCAAAAGTTCCTTCGCCCCATCCATTTAGCCCCCACCCAGTTCCAGGAACGTAAACATCAAGACCTACATTTATTTGGTAAGTTCCAACTGTAGAGCCTCCTCCATTGCCGCTGTCACTTGCGTTTGCTGTTACAGTATCTCCGCTAGTATCCTTGGCCTCTATTGTATAAGAGTTAGTATTTACGATTGTTGCTATTTGATATTCTTGATTAAGAACTGTAGCAGTAATATTACCGCCAAGAGACGCTGCTCCAGAAAAAGTTACAAAGTCATTTGCTACAGCCCCATGAGCTGTATCAGCGACAGTAATTGTCGCGTCTCCGTTGCCAACTTTAGCAAAGGTAACATCTCCAGCGCTTGTTGTAGATCTTATTGGTGTAACATCATTAAAAGTAGAGCCTTCTTCTATATAATATTTCCAAGTTGTACCGAGTCCTAAATATTTAGTTCCACCCAAAGAAACCCAAGAATGCAAAGCTCTACAAGTTCCTAAAAAAGTATTAAGGTTTTCTTTTGCCCAGCCGCCAAATTTTTCTGGCAAACCTTTTCTAAATCTTACAAGATTAATATCAAACCAACCGCCTTCATTACTATAGTCAGTTCCTTCTCTGTTGATGCCTGGTTTGAATAATGTTTTTTGTAAACCCATTTTATATGTGTTCCCAGCTTTTACCCTCAAACATCAAAGCTTCAGCCTCTCTTCTTCTTGTAAGACCAGCTAAAACTTTGCCTTTTGCTTTGTTCCACCTTTTCATTTGAGCAGGAACCTCATCATATTTACCTTCATTTAAAACTCTAAGCATGCTAGATTTTTTAAGATTGTTTGGACCTAGGTTGTATACCCAAGAAACCAAAGCATCAAACTGGCATTGGTTCATCGGAACAGTTACTAATGAATTAACATAATGTTCATACTCGTCATCAAGCTCACGCCATAACATAAAGTCTGCTTTTTCTTCAGTCCACTTATCACCTTCTTGTACATCTTTGGTATGGCCATATCCTATAGTCCAAACCCCCGCAGCACATTTATATGCCTCAAGCTCACAGCCTTCAAATTTTTTTATAAGCTCGAAGCCTTCGTCTGAAGTATGCATTAGTTTCCGAATACGATTGTTACAAAAGCGATGAATAAAGTTCCTAAAAAACCAAAAGTTCCAAACATTGCTATTCTTAGGGTTTTGTTTAGATCGTTCATTTCTTGTTTTATTTCTGCTGTTTCTTTGAATATGGTCTTCCATCTCTCTTCACATTTTGCTTCATGCGATTTTAAGTCTGATGCAACAGATTGTACTGTATTTCTATTCGCCATCTTTTTTATCACCCGTATTGGATGCTCCAAAGTAAAACGATATAACTGCTGACGCCAACCCACCTAAATATCCTAACACTAAATTAATTAAAGCTTCAGAATTTTGTTCGGGTGGTTGTAAAGTTACTAAAAATATATAACCCATAAATCCACCAACAACAGCAATACCCATAACTCTAGCTGTCCAATCTTTACTAAAGTTTTTTCTAGCGTCTTGTTTTTCTGCTGTTTCTAGTTTAAATATATCTACATCTAGCTCTTTCATTTGAACTTCAAACTGTTGTTCAGCTTTTTTAAGTTCTAACATTTGTTCGGGTGTAGCTGATTGAATGGCTTGATTGATGGCTTTTGGCTCAGGAGAACAACCTAGGACTTGTGCAACAACAGAAGCTGCTTGTCCACCCAATGGTCCACCCAAAGCAGATCCTAGTGTTGGTGCTATGGCTCCTACTACATTTTTGATCAAATTAAATTTCATAATTACCCTGCTAATGGATTTTTTTCTTCATTAATTTTAGATTCTATCTTTTGTACATCTTTTTGTAAGTTCATGTACTGTTCTTTTAAAATAGACCAATTGTTGGTGTTTTGATTAACAACCCCTTCTAAAATATTTATTTGCTCTAACTTTTTTAATTTTTGTTCCATAACAGAAATTTGTGTTACAAGGCTGTTAATGTCTTCTTCGTAAGAAACAGATG